TACCGTCTAAATCATAATCTTTTATTAATAATTTTATAATATCATTTTGATGATCCACATTTATAATATCATCAAAGACATAAATTTTTTCATTTAGCATTATTTTTTCAAAGGTATGTTAACTATATCATAGTTGAAATTTTCTTCATTGTAAATCTTTATTCTCTCAATGAGATGATTTAATGTGTAGTTTCTTCTAGATTTATAACTGATATCATCAGCAATGTCATATAATGTTGCTTTATCTTTATTACTTCCCTTTCTTAATACTCTTCCAATTGATTGTAAGTTTCGTATTCTTGATTTTGACGGGGAGGCAAATATGACGTTGTGAAGATTTTTAATGTTAATTCCAGTTGAGAAGGTGCCGTAAGAGGCAATAATAATAGCATTGTTCTCCATTTCGGTGATTGACCGAACTTCTTCTCGGTCTTCAGTCGCTACACCACCATGTACAAAAAATACTTGGCGTTGTTCTATGATATTACTATTTATTATTAAATTATATAAGGGTTCACCATGACCTTCAACTCTTGCATAGAGAATAAGAGTATTGCCTTTTAGATCTAAAGCAAGATTTTTAATAAAATTATTTCGACGTTGGTGAGTAATAATATATTGTATTTCTTCTTCAAAGTTTTCAAACTTATTTGGTGGGTGTTTCAATAGTAATACATTTATATCTAATTTGGCAAGATGACCTTTCTTCATCAATTCATTTGTTTTTACAACCTTATAAGATGGACCAAACAAACCCTCTAATACCCACTTATGAGTTTCAGTTCCATCTAAAGTTCCTGTAAATCCATATCTATATTTCGCATCAGCTAATTTAGTCATGATTGATATAAGTGATTTTGATTTGAATTGATGTGCTTCATCACCAATTACACAATTAAATCTCTCAAAATATTTTCGAGGTAACTTATAAATTGATTGCCAAGTTGTTATAATTACCTGAGAGTCTGTCTCTCGTTCTTTTCCTGCGTATATCTTGTGGCAAAATGAACCTACATCCCAACCATAGTCTGCAAAATCTTTATACATCTGTTCTACTAACGAAGTCGTCGGAACGACTATCAGAGTATTTTCACCTCGCTCAACATAATATCTCACAATCGAGTATATCATCAGAGACTTTCCTGAAGCAGTTGGGGATATCAACAACCTTCTATTATGTCTTAGAGCGTCGAATACTCCCTCAATTTGGTATTCACGAGGAGCATACTTACTAATTGATGTTATATAATCTTTGACACCCTCATATGAGATGTGCTCATTGACTTCAAATGGTGTGCCATAATATTCGTTGTCTACAAAAGAGTAACTATATCCGTGATCTTCGCAAAATTTTTGTATCTTATCTAAAAGTCCAACATATATCTGTCCATTATTAACATTAAAAAGTCTTATCTTTCCATCCCAGTATCTTTTGCGATACTGTGGCATGAACTTGGCTCCCGGCAACTCAAATGTAAACTGATCAGACAGTTCATAAAACACATGAGGATCCGACTCTATCTGAAGATAGACTTCATTCTTCTTCAATATTGTCAAATGAGACATGACTATAGGTATCACCTATAGTTATTTATGACCTCTCTCTTTGAGTAAAATTAATACCTTGCATATGATCAAATTCATGTAAAAAGACTCTTGCAGCAAATCCTTCTAACTTTATCTTATGATCAACCTTATTCTCGTCCTCATACTTTACAACAACCGTCTCTGACCTTTCTATCTCTACAAACTTATCTGGATATGATAAACATCCCTCTTCCATTACAACAGTTTTAGAGGATTGTTTTACTATTCGAGGATTGAAACAAGTAAGTATTTCATTATATTCAAGATCTTTCACCATAATAAAAACTCTCTCATTGATGCCTATTTGGTTGGCAGAGAGTCCTACTCCATTATGATGCACCATGTTCTCATAAAGAATTTTACTTAACTCTGTACGATCTAAGTCATAACTACACTTTTTAACTCTTTCATGTAGTATTGGATGTGTATTTGGTGTTAATTGTAGTATCATTAGAATCCTGATTGAAATCTTTGCCACTCGATGGCATTTTTGATTTGATATGTACGGCCAGATATATTTCTAATTATCTCTTCAAGAAATTTGAGTGTCACATCATAGTATCGTATCTTCATATCCACTTGACTGAGTTTTTCATCAGCATCCAAATATCTTTGGATTGCATCCTTTTCTCTTACCTTAAAACTAAAAGGTTCTTCAATATAAACCTCTGCAGGTGCTTTACCAGTATAATAGTTATGTCTTTCCAACTTAACTTTACTGTATTGCTCTCTTGCTTTTTCTCGCAAAAGTGTTATCGTATTATAGATTGTATAATATTTTGAGTGAAGTTGAGGTATTTTTAATGACTCATCATGTAGGTTATCAGGATCAATGACAGCATCACGCTCCCACATCTCCTGAATTTTATCAAGATTCATAGCAAGTTGCCAGAAGTATCAGTTATATTATACACAGTATAGCGGAAAGATGCACTAGCTGTAAAGTAGTTGATGTCAGTTTCAGTTGCATCAAAATTTAGTGAAGTAAGAGATACAGGAAATAAGTTTTGAAATTTTACTACTGCAACATCTCTAAAATTACTATTTAAAATATGCAAACCACCATCACAATACTGTTCCTCTAGATCACGAATACCATCTGAATCTGTGGTCTTATCAATGAACTGTTGAGGTGATTCTGGAAAACCTAGTCCTCTTAACCAATTATGAACTGCCATATAGTTTTCCATATTCTCATCAACCAAAAATCGAATATCTAAATCTCCATAAGTTAGTTTTTCTCCGGGAATATCTATTTGCTTGAGATAAGATGGTTGTTGAAATGTTCCAAGTGATATTTCTGGTATTGACGCAGAATTGCAGAAAAAGGATACTTTTGGAAATTTTGCAAGTGAAAACTTAAACCCTACAGGTGAGAGAAAATTACGATTACTAATTTGTCCGGCAAGTGGCCCACGATTCGAGGAGGTCATTTTTTAGTTTTCTTTTTCATTGAATTGATAAATTTTCGATAAATTGCTGCCTCTGCAGATTTACCCATCACCCGTGCTCGTTGCTCCATTGCGATTGCTGCCTGAATCTTGTGAGCATGAGATCTATTTGATTTTCTAATCTTTGCAACACTGGATCTCGCTGTTGATTCATCTTTGAATCCGAGTCCATGTATCGTTCCTTTTGGATCTTCATCAGTGTATAAGTCAGAATGTTTTTTAGATTTAGCTGGTTGTCCTTTTTTTCTTGGAATTCTTGGGTTTGAAGATTCTAAAAATTGTTGTAGCGTTTTCATTCACCTCCTCCTCCGTTTCCACCACCGTTTCCTGCAGATCCATTACCAGACCCATTAGAATGCCCATTAGTGCCATTACCGTTACCATTAGAGCCATTCCCATTTCCGTTTCCATTCCCATTCCCATTTTTAGTTCCTCCATGTCCTCTACCTATCATACCATATGGATAGTATGGATAGCGTTTTTTGGGTACACAACTTTTAAGTTTTGTATCAAATCGGTATCCTATAGGGCACTTTGCTGATTGTGCCTCGTCAAGAAACTGGTCAAGATTTTTCATTATCCGTTGATAATCATATGGTACCATTCTTCACTCATGCCACCAATAATAGAATCGGCATCTGTTTTACTTCCAGCATAATTTTCCTTAATGAGATAATCTACGATCTTCTCATAGGCCTTATGTGCTTCTTTTAATTGTCTTGGTGACTGTTTCATGGCACTAATATTTTTTACTATTTAGTTATTCGGAAACGATCGTACATCCTGTCCAACCACCATTCTTTCCGTCTGTATTTGTGGTTAGATATGTTGGATTGTTTGTGTACTGTTTTCTTTCACTATATGTATCAGACCATCTTCTCTCACCCATGTAGTAAACATCTACAGAGGAGTTAAGGTGACTGGGTTTCTTGATGTGATAAGGCATCTTCTTCTAGTTTTTTAACTTTTTTTGCATAGAAAATATCCGCTTTTGAATATATGTACGGATTTTTCTTTGCTCTCTTGATGATTAACTTGGCTGCTTTTTTATCTTTCATATAGGTATTTATCACATAAAAAAAGAGGGGCGATCCCCTCTTTCTAAAACAGCGTACAAAATTTAGGTAAATACCTCTTTACAAATACGTTTACATATATTTTGGTTTTCATCACATTCGATCAAACACTCGTAGTATTCCTCGATTAAATCGTTGCTTGTTTCATATTGTGAACTTGCCAACTGATTGAATGAAATTAAATTGTGCATACTTGACCTTCTGATGACTATTTTAGACTCATAATAAACGGGGGTTTTAGTGCATTGTTTTCTCCGCAATGACAAAATTATTTAGACAAATAAGGTCTGTATTTACTGATACTTAGTAACAAAAATTTATGCCTACGAGTTTATACCTACTGCTTATTCTGAAGTTGTTGTACTACAGTTGATGCTTGCATTGGAGCGACATCGTTTAATCCATTTGCATCAAACCAAGGTGCACTTTCCCAATCAAAACCCTCACCAAATGTATTATCAGGTGCGACAACATACCAATGACATTTAGCATCTGGTATATCTACAGCACAAACTGCCCAATCATCTGCCCATTGAGGTACTTGAACATACATCACAGGCAAATGATTCGCAAAAAATGAAAGTATGAGAGAAAAGAAAATCATTATGCGTTCTCATTCACAGCAGTGCAATCCCAACCTGCGGAAGTATTTTTTTCCCAAATATAACCCTCTGCCTTTGCTTTTGCCTGAGAGGTATATGTAGCACGATCTGCATAAGTTTCAGTCCAACGATTATCACCTTTGTAATAAACTGTTCCGACTCCTGCTGCAGTCATCATACTTGTTTTTTTAATATGCCAAACCATTTTTATCAGTTTTTAGGTATTTATTAAGAAACAACACGAGAGAAACCTTTAGTTTTTTCAAATCTAATCACACTGTTAAACTTATCGTGTAAGTCTGCTTTATGTGATATTACAAATACGTTTGCATCCTTAATAACAAAACGTATAATCTTTAAGAACTCTTCAGTTCCCATACCATCAAGTGAACTATCGAATACCTCATCCATAATTAATAGATTTGTATTTACCGAGTTCTTAACTCTTGCAACTTCTCTCCAAGTGAATAGTAATGCCAAGTCAATACGCATCTTTTCACCTTCACTAAAAGAACTATACGAAAAATTTTCATGAATAGGTGATTCAATCGTTTCACTAAACTCTTCATCCAACTTAAAATTAATATAGAAATCCATCATCTGCAAGTAACGATTAACCTGCTGATTGATTAGTGGTAGATACTTTTTAATTATTTTTGTCTTAACTCCATCATCTTTTAATAGCGAATATGCGAAATCATGATACATGATATCGGTTTTCTTATCTGCTAATTCTTTAAAAATGTTTTGGAGATTTTGATTAAACTCTTTTAATTTTTCATCCTCAGTATTTCGATTTGCAAGTTGAGTGGTAAGTTTTTGAATTTCTGATTCCAGATCTCTGACCTGTCGCTGACATCCAGAAATCCGAGTATTGTTTTGAGAAATGTCATTGTTGAGTTTAGTAATCTCCTTTGATAGTTTAGTGAATTGACGTTCTTTTTCCTTTTCAGAATCTATAGTTTTTTTAAGGTCTTCGTAACCTTGCTTTAGTTCTTTTGCCTTGGATTGAACGTCATTAATTCTATTTAAACGAAAGGATTCTTCTATGGGTTGGGTGCATGTAGGGCATGATACATTATCTGTAAAGAACTTATGCTCTTTCGTAATGGTCGATACTTTTTGAGATATTTTACCTTTTAAATTGTTAAGTTTCGCTAATTTTTCTCCTGATCCTGTCAACTTTTCTTGATCCTTAATTAGACCCGAAACAATATTTTCTTTATCTGTATTTGCCAATAGATAATCATCAGATTCCTTAATAAGGATATTGACTTTATTTTTATTTAAATCAATTGTATTCTTACTTTGCTCTTTAATTTCTTTAATAAAATTATTTTGCATCTCAATTTTATCTTTAAAATTATCTCTCTTTAAATTAAGAGATCTAATCTGCTCTCTCTTTTCTCTCATTCTTTCTTTGATCAAATTATTCATTGCAGAAAAAATACGAATGTCTAATAGATCCTCAATCACATCTCTACGAACTGAACTTGACAGTTGCATAAATGGAACGAATGTACTACTACCTAATATCACAATCTGCGTAAATGACTTATAATTAACTTTTAATATACTTTCTTCTAATAATCTCTGATTTGCTCTATCATCTGATTGTTTATGTAATGGATTACCATTGACTTCAATATCAAACTTGTTTGGTTTGATTGATCTTCTTACCAAGTAATCACGACTATTAACAGTAAATTCAATTTCAACACAACAATCTTTCTCATTTACTGTATTCACTAACTGTGATTTAATGATTTTACGAAATGGTTTATTAAAAAGAACAAAGGTCAAAGCATCCAACATGGTGGATTTTCCAGCACCATTTGTTCCAATAACGATGTTAGTGTGACAATCTTGAAAATTTACTTCTGTCCAATGATCTCCTGTTGAGAGAAAATTTTTCCACTTAATCTTTTTGAAGGTTAGCATTTTTTGGTGGTATTACGATATCGTTGGGAGTAATTACTGCATATTTGTAATTATACCTCTTACAAGTCATTAATGCAAGCTCATCGTCAACTTCTATTACATCCATTCTTTTTATCTGATGTTCGTCTTCATTTAACTGCATTGCATAACGAGTTGCATCATCCTCCTCCTCAAAGAGAAATAAGACTTTATCTCCTTCATGATCTTGAACAGCATATGCTCCTTCTTCTTTTTTGTCATGTAGTGTTAGGAGAAACATTACTCTACCTCGCAAGCTTGTCGATATAAATCTTGGAAGATTCCCTTTATAATATTTTTATCAAGATGAAACTCTGACTCATCAATGTAACGATTCAGTAAAGATAATGTATTCTCATCTTCATCCATTTCAAAATCTTCACCTTCAATCAATTCAAAGTTTTCAATAATTTTAAGATCTTGAATTCCAGTTGCATATAACTTATCAATAAACTTTTGAAATTGTTTTGGATTTGTTTTCTTACGAACAATAACCTTAACTATTTTGTTTTCATATGGTGTCGAATCAAAGGTCTGATGTGGGGTATCTTCATAATAGACGTTATAGAATAATTTATAAGGATTATTAACTGGGGTATGAATGAGGGTATCCGTATCAAATATATGAAATCCCCTAGTATCATTGACATCGTTCCAGTACATTTCATATGGATTTCCAAGATAATATATCTTTCCATTATTAGAGCGAGTATGATAATGACCTGAGTAAACACGATAGAATTTATCAAATATCTTTGTATCCATTCCGTGTTCCATCATATGACCACGAGTAGCAACAAAACCATTTAACTCAAGATGACCCATAATGACATCTGCCTTTGTAGTATCCATTATCTCAAGAGTCTGCAATTTATTCTCTTCATTAATCCACGGAAGCATTAAAATATCCAATCCACCAAGATTTATAGTAGTTGGTTCTGAATAGACAACAACATTATCATACTCTTTTAATAAAAGGTCTACAGTATTGATTTCATTTGTATCTTTATAGTATGCAGTATGATTACCAACGATTGTATGAACAGTAATACCCATTGCTTGTAATCTGTCATAATAATTTTTCTTTGCCCACTCAAGAGTTGCTAGGTCAATATTACGACGATTATCGAAAGTATCACCCATATCAACTACAGTATCAATCTTATTTTTCTCTAAGTATGGAAAAAAGATATTATCGTAAAACTTTTTAAAATATTTGTGTATATAATCAGCACCTTTTCTTGCACCGAAATGCTGATCTGTAATAATTGCTAACTTCATTTCTTTTTCTTTGGATAATATTGGAAACCTTCGGTTTGCTCACGCAACTCGGATAATTTAAATGTAATCATTTTATCCCAAGGAGTATGTGAATCCATCAGAACAGCAGCCTTTTTACCCTGTATTCTCTGAACACATCCAACATATCCTCGATAGATTGAATTTTCATCTATCACCTTAACTGTAGAACCTGGTAAAATCATCTGTTACTTGACTTATATTGGATATTATCTTTAATTGTATTATAATCAGAACTACTACCTGCCATTGCACTATCATCTACAGTCATCACTTCTTCAAATCCTGTCTTTTCAATTATCTTTGTCTTAATTTCTAATTGCTTCTTTTCTTTCTGTATGCGTCTCAAAAAAGCATAGTGTATTATCTGAGTAAAGTAAGCAAATGGATTTCTTGACTTTTCAGGATCAAAGTTATGAATATACTGAACACAGTTTTCAATACCATCAGATATCATATCATCACGAAACATATAATTAACAAAGTTTGGTTTATATGATAAGTGGGTTGCAATCTTTAAAAAGCAAGAACCTAAGTAATTATTAATACGAGGTTTAGGTAAATCATTTTCTGCAGCTTCTTTTACCTGTGCACGATATACAATTAGTGCTTCTAATAGTTCACGGTTATTTACATAATGTTCTGACTTCTTCTTTGCCATATACTTGACTTAATATAATGATATTATAACATAATTTATCAGACTTGACAACTCACTGAATTTTATGTACAATAACTCTGTAAGGGTTCAAGGGTTGTTAGGCTTATCTATATTATTCTTAAATATATTCTCAAGGCTCTGGCGAGCATCTTCAACTGTTGTCAAGAATCCCATCTTATTATTTAAAGAAACTTTACCATCAACTTCAATATCTATATCATCTTCATTTAGATATCTTGTATAAAATTTAATCATTTGTTCATCTGTTACTTCAGACATAGTAATAATTTTATCATACTTAATTAAAAATAAATCTTGATCTGGTAATTCTAACCAAGGTTTTACCTTTACATATTTTCCTGCAGGACTTGAAAGCATCTTCATAATAACTGGATTAGAAAGCATAATGATTGAATCTCCATCATTTTCATCGACAGAGACAAGTGAGAAGATTTCCTCTCCCGTAATAAGTTTTAGGACTGCGTAAAATTCCTCTCCCATTAGTTTTTCAAAGGTATTTTGACTATATCATAATTAAAATTTTCTTCGTTATAAACCTTAATTCTTTCAATTAAATGATTTAAAGTATAGTTTTTTCTTGATTTATAACTGATATCATCAGCAATATCATAGAGAGTTGCTTTTGTTTTATTACTTCCTTTACGAAGAACTCGACCTATTGACTGTAGGTTTCGTATTCGAGATTTTGATGGGGAAGCAAAGATGACATTATGAAGGTTTTTAATGTTAATTCCAGTTGAGAAGGTGCCGTAAGAGGCAATGATGATTGCGTTGTTTTGTGTTTCTGTGATTGATCGAACTTCTTCACGGTCTTCAGTTGCAACGCCACCATGTACAAAAAATACTTGACGTTGTTCTAATGCATTACTATTTAGTATCAAGTTGTAGAGGGGTTCACCATGACCTTCAACTCTAGCAAATAGTATTAATGTGTTGCCTTTCAAATCTAATGCAAGATTTTTAATAAAGTTATTTCTCTTTTGATGTCCAATAATATACTGTATTTCATCCTCAAAAGTTTCAAATTTATTTGGTGAGTGTTTCAATAGAAGCACGTTAATATCTAACGTCGCTACATGACCTTTCTTCATGAGCTCGTCTGTTTTAATAATTTTATATGATGGTCCGAATAGTCCTTCTAATACCCATTTATGTGTTTGTGTTCCATCAAGAGTTCCTGTAAAACCAAATCGATATTTTGCATTATCAAGTTTTGACATTATAGATATTAATGACTTTGATTTAAATTGATGTGCTTCATCTCCAATTACACATCCAAAACGATTGAAGTATTTGCGAGGAAGTTTATAGATTGATTGCCAAGTTGTAATAATTACCTGAGAATCTGTTTCTCTTTCTTTACCTGCATATATCTTGTGGCAGAATGAACCAACGTCCCAACCATAATCCTCAAAATCTTTATACATCTGTTCTACTAAAGATGTCGTCGGGACTACTATCAGAATACTTAATTTTCTTTCAACGTAATATCTCACAATCCCGTATATCATCAGCGACTTTCCTGAAGCAGTTGGAGATATCAATAACCTACGATTGTATTTTAAAGCATCGTGTACTCCCTGTATCTGATAATCTCTAGGTTTATATTTACTTACAGCATTTAAATAATCTTTGACACCTTCTTCACAGATACCATCGTTTACTTCAAATGGTAAACCATAAAACTTACTTGGTTGAAAGTCGTATGTGTATTCGTGGTCTTTACAAAATTGTACGACCTTATCTAAAAGTCCAACATATATCTGATTGTTCTGAATATTAAATAACCTTATCTTTCCGTCCCAATACTTATTCTTATAAGTTGGCATAAACTTTGCACCAGGTACTTCAAAGGTGAAATAATCTGCTAACTCATAATAAACGTGCATATCAGACTCAATCTGAAGATGCACCTCATTCTTTTTTGATATTATCAAATGCGACATAACATCGATCAATATCAATTATTTAGCTGTCTTTTATAAACCTATCCTACGATTGTATCAAACCAATCCTGACTCATTCCTGAGATTATTTTATCTGCAGAATCAGAATCAACTGCATACTTTTCATCTATGAGATGCTTCACTACCTTCTCATAATTTTCGTGTATTTTCTTTGTTTCTTTTGGAGTTGGCTTCATGGTATTAGTAAATCTACTAAGTTATTTATTAATTCATGAAGTCAATTATTGAAATTTTATCACTTTTTGGTTCTTTGTATACTTTCCATCCTCCAGTGTGATTTCTTTTTCCATTCAATACTGAATTTACTTTTTTGTAACACAATCCATGTTTTTTACCAAATTCATGTTGATTAAAACCCTCATGAATATTTCCTTGAGGATCTATCATTTTGAATGAATACTGGTTTTTATTTACTTTTTTAATTTTATCAAGTCTGTAACTATCTTTAAACTTAATAATTCTATATCCCTCTGGTATTTTCCATCCATATCTAGTCCATCCATTACAAAAATTTAATTCTCCTCTTACCATAGCAGTGAAAGATGTTGGTGTCAAACCATGTTCTTCAGCAAAGGGTTTGCAATTAATACCTTCATAAACTTTACCTTCGGGACTTACTACTTTAAACTTTCTACCACACTCTTCTCTTTTTGGTCTCCCCATTTTTCTTAATTTATTATAGGCATGTTCTCTACATCTTTTCCTTTTTGCTTCTAATTTTACTGGATCTTTCTTAACTACTTCTTCTCTATATCTTTTATCCATAGCTGCTTTCTTTGCTTTGCCTTCTGGAGTTGCCCTAATCTCTCGTGTTTTGCGACAAATTTCCTCTCTATTTTTTTCATAATATTCTTTTCTCTTTTGAAGTATATTATCTCTGTATTTTGGATTTTCTCTATATCGTTTATCAGATTCACTTTTCTTTTTTCTTAGCATACGACCATCTTCAGTATCTGCTCTCATTCTTTCTACTCTTCTTTTTCTTGCTCTTTTTTGAGTTGCTATTCCTCTTTCTGAATTTAGATATGCTTGTCTTGCTGCTTCTCTAGATTCTTCAGT